CCATAAGAAGGAAGAGCAGGCAAAACGGGTCCGTGGGTTTATGAACTATTACATTATGAATGTAATGGAAGAATACACGCCTGAATTTGACCAGATGCTGTTCCACTTGCCCTTGGCAGGGTCTACCTTCAAGAAAGTTTATTTTGACGATAGTCTGGACCGTGCGGTTTCCAAGTTCGTACCTGCCGAAAACCTGATTGTCCCGTATGAAGCGAATGATTTAGAGACATGCCCGAATATCACGCATATTGTGCGCGTGTCCCTCAATGATTTGCGTAAGAAGCAGGTTTCAGGGTTTTACCGGGATATTCCGGTCCTTCCGGCACAGGAAGAGTCCGACCGTATTTCGGAAGAAGTGGACCATATTTCAGGAACCGAACCTTCCAATATTGATTATGACTGCACGTTACTGGAATGCCATGTGGATCTGGATTTGCCGGGATATGAGGAAACCGATGAAGAAGGCGAACCCACGGGTATAAAAATCCCTTATATCGTCACCATCAGTGAGGATAATGGACAGGTCCTGTCAATACGCAGGAATTATAGGGAAGAAGATGAGCTTAAACTCAAGATACAGTATTTTATCCATTACAAGTTCCTGCCCGGGTTTGGTTTCTACGGGCTGGGGCTTATCCATACCATTGGCGGATTATCGCGTACCGCGACGGCTGCACTGAGGCAGTTGATTGATGCGGGGACACTGAATAACCTCCCTGCAGGGTTCAAGGCTCGCGGACTGCGGATCAGGGACGATGACGACCCGTTACAGCCCGGTGAATTCCGGGATGTGGATGCCCCCGGAGGGGCTATCCGAGACAGCCTGATGCCGTTGCCGTTCAAGGGGCCTGATCCCACTTTGTTCCAGTTACTGGGATTCGTGGTACAGGCTGCACAGCGGTTTGCCACGATTACCGATTTAAAGGTCGGTGACGGTAACCAGCAGGCGGCGGTGGGAACTACAATCGCCATGCTGGAGCAGGGCACGCGGGTAATGAGTGCTATCCATAAGCGGTTGCACTATGCCATGCGGGTGGAGTTCAAATTACTTGCCAAGGTCATGGCGGATTACCTGCCTCCGGAGTATCCCTATACGGTAGCCGGTGCGGACCAGTCTGTGCGGAGTGAGGATTTTGACGACCGTGTAGACGTGCTTCCTGTATCCAATCCCAACATCTTTTCCCAGGCCCAACGGATTACATTGGCACAGACTGAATTGCAATTAGCCCTACAGGCACCTGAAATACATAATATTCCTGAAGTCTACCGCCGCATGTATGAAGCACTGGGGGTGCGGGATATAGACAAGATTCTGGCCTCACAGGCAGTAGATAAAGTAGAGCCCCGTGACCCGGCACAGGAAAACATTGATGCAATGGAAAGTATTCCACTGGAGGCTTTTCCCGGTCAGGAGCATCAGGCACACATCATGGCACATCTGGTTTTCGGTTCCTCCCCTATGGTAGGGCAGATGCCGAAAATAGGAATAGAGTTACAGAAACATATCATGGAACATGTCAGGGTACAGGCCGAAGAGCAGGCGGAAATAGTCCTGCAACAACAGCAACAGGGAATGCCCCCGGAAGCTGCTATGAACGGGATGCCTTTACCTCCGCAGGCTGCCATGAATGGAGGATCTTTACCACCGGAAGCCGGTATGAATGGTATTCCGCAGGTAGCTCCGGAAGGAATGCTACCCCCGGAAGGAATGTTGCCTGCTATGCAGGGAGGAGGGGAGGTTGAGATGCCACCAAGAAGTCTGGAATTTGAGGCCATTAAGGCACAACTTATTGCACAGGGAATGCAAGAGGTTAAACAGCTTAGTCAACAACTATCCGGCGGAGGTCAGGAAAAACCTGACCCGTTAATCGGGCTCAAGCAGCAGGAACTTGCCATCAAGGACCAACAGGTAAAAGGCAATCTTGCACAAGACCAGCAGGAGACAGAACTGGATCGTCAGCAGATAGGCCAGAAGGCTGCGGAATTCCAGCAGAGGATAGAACTGGATCGTCAGCGGATGGCACAGAAATCTTCGGAATTACAGGAACGTATTGCAAGTCAGGAACGACAGACTGCAGCCCGGATTCAATCTGCCGAAGATCGTGAACGCATGAAACAGAGGTAAGATTGTGGGTAAAGCTAAAGTTGTAAAAGGAAGTGAAAAATGGTTCCGGGAACAAATAAAAAAAGAATGGGCGAAGCACAACAAAGCGTTGGAGCGTGCGTCGGAAAAAGGGGAAAAACAGCGTTCCAGAGTTAATCTTGGCGCGGGGGCTCCGAAAAAACGGGTTATCTCCGAGCAAAAAAGTTTGTTTCCAAAGGGTACCTAATCATGGGCAAGTTAAAAATAGTAGCAAAAGCGGCTCGCTCCAGAACACAGCCTGAAAAAGCAGCGGCTAATATAGAAAAATGGTCAAAGGAATCCAAAGACCGGGCTGCAAAATTCGTGAAAGAATGGGAAAAAAGCGGATCTATGATGCCGAAAAACTGGCTTACGAAAAGAACCGTAGATGCCAGGTATTCAGGTACCAGAGTCAATCTCGGAGCTGGCGCTCCGAAAAAGAAAGGTAAGTAGTTGTGGGCAAAGTAAAAGCAGCAAAGAAGGCAATCTGGGAAGGGCACAAGAAATCTCAGAAGATATATAAGGATCTCTTAAAAGAAAAACAAAGCAGAGCAGCAGAACTAGCGCGTAAACGAGCGGCGCGAAAACGCGCCGAAGTCAGGGAAATAGCAAAGGGACCCAAGCCATTTAAATTAAGCGAGGAGGCTAAAAAAGAAATAACCCGACGAGGGGGCCGCGTAACAAGAAGGATGTCTAAAGTTGATCTCGGAGCAGGCGCTCCGAAAACCAAGGCCATGAGGAAGCAGGAAGCCCGCCGTAAGGATCTATATGGCTGGTAGACTAAAATATATACAGGGATTATTTGAGGTAAATAACTATGAGCAGAGTACACATTATCAGCGGCCCAGCAGGGAAAACGCCAAAAGTAACGGGTAAAGCCATTATAGACGGCCAAGGTTCGATCCCTTATCCGAGCCCGAAAGAATCAGCCGCTCCTGACACAGAAGACGGCATTATGATTACGGGTAAGAAGAAAGGAATGCGGAGCGCGTTACGCGGGAGCAGGTTCAAGAGTTGTTGAGATGCCTTTAAAAAAAGGCCGAGGGCGAAAAACAGTTAGCCGGAATATCAGTACGCTGGTACGGGAAGGTAGACCCCAAAAACAGGCAATAGCTATTGCCTTGTCTGCCTCTAGGAAAAAGCGCGGCGGGGCTATTAGAGGGAAAAGCAAGAAATGACTACGGGACAACATGTTCCACCCGGATACTATATTTCCAATTCCAAGAATGAAGATTGCTTTTATGTAAGTGGTAATGGCAACTTCTTTTTCAAGAAAGCCTTGGGCAAAAAATGGGCAAAAACAGACAAATGGAACTTCGATCATGTCTGTACCGTCACCACTGTTGACGAGGAGCAGGGAGTTAGTGCCGACGTAGATACCCATGACGGTCGCGGCCTTGAGGTAAAAGTCAGTGCCCATGTAGGTGTGACCGTATCCGAGGTAATGAAATGGCAATATGTGAGTCCGGACGGTAATCAGGCAAAAGTATGGGCCGGAGCCGGAGGAGGACCGGGAGCCGGTGCCGGTGTAGATGCCGGTGTCTGGTATGACAAGGACGGTGATTTGCATCTGAAGCTATCCACTTCAGGGGTAATCCCCCATGTAGATTTCGGCGCTGCGGTAGTTATTAATCCCAAGACGGTAGAAAATCTCGACAAACCGACACCGGAAGACACTGCCTTTGCCGAGGGCGTTACCGAAGGAGCTACACTCGGTATAGCCGAAAAACCTCCGAAAGTGCTGGTCCAGACCGTGGCTACGGTCCATAAAGTGGCCGATACCGTGGCTGGATGGTTTAAATAAATGTTTGAAAGATTATTGCAGCCAGTCACCAAGATTCTTGACAAACTGGTTGCCGACAAAGACCTGAAAACCAAGCTCCAGCATGAACTGGAAACCGCAATCCATAGTGCCAATTTAGCCCAGATAGAAGTTAATAAAACAGAAGCGGCCCATAAGAGTGTTTTTGTTTCGGGATGGCGTCCCTTTGTGGGTTGGACCTGCGGAATTTCGCTCGCTTATCACTTCATACTCGCTCCATTACTACAATTCAGCTTTGCGCTGGCGGGGTATGAGCAGGATTTACCTAATTTCGATTTTTCACAATTATCCACGATTCTCATGGGACTTTTAGGATTGGGCGGTTTAAGAACCTGGGAAAAAATGAACGGAGTAGCCAGAAACAGCTAATGGAGTTATACAGCATAAAAATTACTAAAAGCAAGAATACTCCAGCGGAAGGTAAAAAGGGGGAATGGTGGCAATATGAGATTTTTTTAGGGGATACGGCTACAGTCAGCGGTCAACGGCATGGAACCAGAGAAGAAGTTGAAATTTTTTTGAAAAAAACGGTTCACCTCATTAATGGCCGCACAAGAGGAAAGTCTTCCAAGGCACTACGATTGGCTAATTCAAGCCCAAAGAATATATCTATAGGGAAAACGGCTTCTACGTTTAACAGAAGACTTTAACCGGACTATGGGTCAAAAACTTGTTGAAATGCTTAAAAGGCATGAAGGGTCCGAAAATTTTTGCTATAAATGCTCTACGGGACATGAAACTATAGGGGTAGGTAGAAATATCAGTAAAAACGGTTTGGGCCTTTCTGACAATGAAATAGAGTACCTGCTTCAGAACGATATTAGCCGTATCACGGCTGAGTTGACGGAAGAATATGATTGGTTTGAGGAACTGGATAGTGTAAGACGGGATGCCCTGATAGACATCAGTTTTAATCTGGGTCAGACAAAATTACGTTCATTTATCAAGGCTTTAGATGCGATGTCAAATGAGGAGTGGGAGGAAGCCGCCGACCAGTTTATGGATAGCCGGTGGAGCCGACAGGTAGGAAACCGCGCTAAAGAGTTGACAGAAATGATTAGAACTGGGCACTATTAACAAAGGATATAAGACCTAGTAAGATTGTATTTGATGATGTAAGATCAAAATATGGATGAAATTGACGTTGCTCAATTTATTTTTACCGTAATTCGAGAAAGAAGAAGCCAGATAAAAGAGATTCTGGAGAATAACGGTATAAAAAATATGGAGCAATATCGAGAACTTATGGGGGAGCTTAACGGCCTGATCCTTATACGCCAAGAGCTTTCCGATATGCTGGAAAAACAGGAAAAACTAGATGCTTGAAGCAACTAAAAAAGATGACCTCTTAGATTCCCTTTATGTAGAAGCTGCTGAAAAAACACTAGACCCTTCATTAATAGACGGGCCCATTTTAGAGCGTCTTCCTGAGCCTACAGGATGGAGAATCCTTATTCTTCCCTATCGTCCTCCTAAAGCAACTAAAGGAGGTATCTTAGTCTCTGAAAAAACTTTGGATGAGACACAAATTCAAACCGTAGCAGGATATGTTCTAAAAACAGGCCCTTTGGCTTATGCTGACAAGGAGAAGTTTCCAAAAGGACCTTGGTGCCAAGAAAAACAATGGGTTATCTTTGCCCGATATGCCGGTTCTCGTTTTAAAATTGAAGGTGGAGAAGTTAGAATTCTTAATGATGACGAGATTTTAGCTACTATTAAAAATCCTGACGATATTTTACATAATTAGGGAAGGGGACAAGTATGGCAACAACAGAAATACAAGCTGTGGAAACCGGTAAGGAACAAGTTCCTCTGGATATTACAGAACCTGAAAAAACAGTAGAGGTAGAAGAACCTAGTGTTAAGGTATCCGGGAAGGAAAAAGAGGTCCCTTCTGTGGAAGTTGCCGAAGAAAGTGAACAGGAGCAATACAGCAAAACTGTTCAAAAAAGAATTAATCAGCTAACCAAGCGTGTTAAAGAAACGGAACGTGAACGGGAAGAAGCTGTACGGTATGCACAAAATGTGCGGAATGAGTCAGAGGAAGTTAAATCCCGGCTACGAGCCTTGGATCAAAGCTATCTTTCTGAGTACGGGGGCCGTATTTCATCCGAACAGACCCAAGCTGAAGCTGCGCTTAAACATGCCGTAGAAACCGGCGATTCTCAGGCAACGGTAGAAGCCCAGCGTTCATTAACCAAGCTGGCAGTAGCTGAAGATAGGTACCAACAGGCAAAGGCACAGCAAGAAGCCCAGCAAGCCTATTACACCCAACAACAGGAAAGCGATATTCAACAGCCTCCTCTTGCCCAGCAGGGTACCACTCAGCCTCAGAAAGCTGACCCGAAAGCTGAAAAATGGGCTACTAAAAATGAGTGGTTTGGCGAGGACTATACAATGACTTTCGCGGCTTTTGGTATTCATAAAAAGCTCGTGGAAGAAGAAGGATTTGACCCTCAGACAGATGACTATTATGATGAGTTGGACAAACGCATTAAAAATGAGTTTGCACACAAATTTAAAGACGAGGCTGGCAAAAAACCCGCTCAGACCGTAGCCAGCGTATCTCGGGGAAGTAAATCTGGGCGCAGAAAGGTTAGACTCACCCCAAGCCAGGTAACTATTGCCAAAAAACTGGGTGTGCCACTGGAAGAATACGCTAAATACGTGAGGGAGTAACTGAAGTGTCCAAGGAAACTAAAGAACTTAAAAATTCTGCAGAAGATTTGAAAGCTATTCAGCGTACTTCTCGCGCTAAAACAACTAGGAATGCCGCGACTCGGCGTAAGCCGTGGCGACCACCGTCAATGTTAGACGCACCTCCTGCTCCGGAGGGTTTTAAGCATCGTTGGATACGTGCTGAAGTTAGAGGGTTTGACGACCGTCAAAATATCTCAGCTCGTATGCGGGAAGGCTATGAACTGGTCCGGAAGGATGAATATCCTGATTTTGAAGCCCCGGTTGTTGAATCGGGCAAACATGAAGGTGTGTTTGGAGTAGGCGGTTTGCTTCTTGCACGTATACCGTTAGAGACAGTAGACGAGCGTACTGAATACTTTCGTCAGCGTCATGCTGACCAACTCGAAGCTGTTGACCACGATATGATG